TACTTTTAGAGATTTAAGTATTGCTATTCACAGTATTCATGATACAAGAACTGTTACTATTGCAGATAGTATTTTAGACTTTTTACATATTGGTATTGACTTAGGTAGAACTAGTTCAGGGTCAGGCGCACAATCTTTAGGTCCGCAAAACTTTATTATTAGAAATAATAAATTTGATAGAATTAATGATTACGGTATTGCTGTTCACAAGCCAGTAAGCACAATGAATCCAGTTGGACATATTTCAACAGGTAATGTGTTTCTTGATGTTGGTAACAATATGAACGGTCAAGATAATCCTCAAACAGGTGTTATTCTTTTTGATGAAACACTTTGTGAATCAATTGGTGATACATTTGAAAGAGACTCAATAATTAATCTTACTGCAAATGAAGAAATTCCATATAAGCCAACCGTTGAAGGTTATCATTATACTAAAGGTAGAGTAAACACTTACGAACTATCTGAGTCAGATGCATTTAAAACATTTACTAAATTACCATTTACAGATAAAAAAATTGCTTACATGGACTATAAACTAATTAAGACTACAGGTAGTGCAACTACAAGAGCAGGTAGACTTACAATCACAGTTCAAGATAATTCCAACATCAATGTTACAGACTCATACAGTCATACAGGAAGTTCGGACGGTGGAGTAGAGTTTGGTGCAATACTTGATGATCTTGATAGTACCACAGGAAGTGAAACTGTTAAGGTTCAGTTTAAAAACCTAATCGGCAACGGAGCAGGAACATTAACATACGCATTTAGTTACTTTGCATAATGTTTTTAGAAACCGACACCGACGAACGTATTACCCGTTGGCGCGAATTTAGAGAAAATTTAACACATTCAAAAGATCCTTTACAGGACATTGTTGATTTGTGGAAAACTGCGCCAGTAATTGATCGAAACTTAGATCCGTGGGATTCTCAACGGTGGCCTACGCCTTGGGAACTATTAGAAGAAAACCGGTTTTGTCCCGTAGCAATACCCCTTATGATGGGTTGGACGGCCAAGTTAAGTACTAAGTTATCCACAAGTATCGTTTTGATAAAAACATTTATAGACCATAGCGAACAAAGATACTATAATGTTTGTATGGTTGATGATAACGTTCTAAATTACAAACCAAGTGTGATAAAAGAACACAACCTACAGTCTACTATGCATTGCCAGTATTCAACTGAACTTTCATAGTAATTGTAAATAGTAGAACACACAAAAAGAAAGATTTGGCAGGAGAGAAAATGAACAAACCTATTTTTATCGCAAAGAGAAACGGCAAGAAAGAGAAATTAAATCTTGACAAGATTCACTTTGTAGTAGAAGAAGCGTGTAAGGATCTATCAGGTGTAAGTGCATCGCAGATTGAAATGAACGCGGACTTACAGTTTGTTGACGGAATGACAACCGAAGACATTCAGAATGTATTAATTAGAAGTGCTAACGATTTAATTTCGTTAGAGAATCCAAACTATCAATATGCGGCGGCACGTTTGTTGCTATATGATCTACAGAAAAAAGTTTACGGTCGTTATGAACATAAAAGTTTAGTTACTATAATTGATAAAAATATCGAACGTGGTGTATATGATCCTGCCATTAAAGAAAAATACACTGCTACAGAACTAAAGAAAATGAATACATGGATCAAGCACGAGCGTAATGAAGATTTTACCTATGCAGGTCTACGTCAGGTAGTTGATAAGTATTTGTGTCAAGACAGAAGCAGTGGCGAAATTTTTGAAACACCACAGTTTATGTATATGATGATTGCGGCAACACTGTTTGCTGAATATCCTAAGGAGACACGTTTAACATACGTGAAGAAATATTATGATGCGACCTCACTTTTTAAGATCAACATTCCAACGCCTGTCATGGCTGGAGTGCGTACTCCTATTCGTCAGTTTGCCTCTTGTGTTCTTGTTGATGTGGACGATACTCTTAGTTCTATTTTTAGTTCTAACAGTGCAATCGGTTACTACATTGCTCAAAGGGCAGGAATTGGAATCAACTCAGGAAGAATCAGAGCACTCAATTCAAAAATTAGAGGCGGAGAAGTAGCACACACAGGTGTTGTTCCGTTCCTAAAAGTTTACGAAGCCACAGTAAGAAGTTGCACACAGAATGGTGTGCGTGGTGGTAGTGCAACTACACACTTCCCATTATGGCATTTAGAAATTGAAGACATTCTAGTGCTAAAAAATAACAAAGGTACTGAAGATAATCGTGTACGTAAACTAGACTATTCAATTCAGTTGAATAAAATGATGTACGAAAGGTTATTGGCTAACGGAAACATAACTCTTTTCTCGCCACACGATGTACCAGATTTGTATGAAGCATTTTATTCAGATCAGGATAAGTTTGCGGAACTATATGAAAAGTATGAACGCAAAACTTCTATCCGTAAGAAAACATTGAAAGCAATGGATCTATTTTCTGCGTTACTTAAAGAGAGAGCAGAAACAGGACGTATCTATATTATGAACGTGGATCACTGTAATACACACTCTTCCTTTAAGGATACTGTGTATATGAGTAATTTGTGTCAGGAGATTACATTACCAACTAAACCTGTACAACACGTTGATGATGAAAATGGTGAAATTGCACTTTGTATTCTTAGTGCGATCAACGTTGGTTTGATCAATCACTTAGAAGAACTTGAACCTTTATGTGATCTTGCTGTTCGTGCTTTAGAGGAAATTATTGAATATCAAGGATATCCTGTTAAGGCGGCTGAGATCAGCACAAAGGCTCGACGTTCATTAGGTGTTGGTTATATTGGTCTTGCACACTACCTTGCAAAGAACAAGGTAAAGTATGGCGACAAAGAAGCATGGAAACTTGTACATGATTTAACAGAAGCATTCCAGTATTTCTTATTGAAGTCATCAAATCAAATTGCAAAAGAGAAAGGTCCATGTGATTACTTCCATCGTACAAAATACGCTGACGGATTACTTCCTATTGACACTTATAAAAAAGATGTTGACGAAGTAGTTGCAGTTAAAAAATATAATTATGATTGGGAGAATCTTAGATCTAACATCAAAACACACGGGTTACGACACAGCACATTGTCCGCACAGATGCCATCGGAGAGCAGTTCCGTTGTGTCGAATGCAACAAACGGTATCGAACCACCACGAGCATACTTGTCCGTTAAGAAGTCCAAGAAAGGGCCTCTTAAACAGGTTGTTCCGCAATATGGTCAATTGAAAAACTTCTACACACTGCTTTGGGATATGCCAAGCAACGAAGGTTATATCAATGTTGTTGCAGTTATGCAAAAGTTCTTTGATCAAGCAATTAGTGGTAACTGGAGTTACAATCCATTACACTTTGAAAACAACGAAGTTCCAATGAGTATTATGATGAAAGATTTACTAACTACATATAAAATGGGTTGGAAAACAAGTTATTATCAAAATACCTATGACTTTAAAGGTGAAGAAGATAACGTTCAACCAGCAGGTTTGGAAGAAACACAAGTTGACAATACTGTAAATGGTGCTACTATAACAAATGGTCATGTAAATGGCACTAACGGAGTAAACGGCACAAATGGTGATCACATATCGGAAGACGATGAACATTGTGATGCCTGTGCTATATAAAAGTATATGACAAAGAGAGAGCAAAAGAAAGCAATGAGCAAAACAGTATTCAACCGCGAGAAGGTTGACTTTACAAAAGAATATATGTTCTTTGGGGCAGATCAAAACACACAGAGATATGATGTGTTCAAGTATCCAGAGTATGATAAACTTAACCAAACTATGCTTGGTTATTTTTGGCGTCCTGAAGAAGTATCACTGCAAAAGGATAGAGGCGACTATGCAGAGTTTCGTCCAGAGCAGAAACATATCTTTACTTCAAACCTAAAGTATCAAACACTACTAGATAGTGTGCAAGGACGTGGGCCATGCCTAAGTTTCTTACCACACTGTTCTAATCCAGAACTTGAAGGCTGTATTATTGCTTGGGATTTCTTTGAAACTATTCACTCACGTTCATATACACACATTGTTAAAAATGTTTATCCTAATCCAAGTGACGTGTTTGACACTATCCTGGATGATGAAAAGATTATTGAACGTGCAATTAGTGTAACCAAACACTACGATGAATTTAATGATATTGCTAATCAATATTTCCAACACGGAAAAGGCAACATTTACGATGTTAAAAAATCACTGTACAAAGCAATGATGACTGTAAACATTCTTGAAGGTTTACGTTTCTATGTATCATTTGCTTGTACATTTGCATTTGGTGAACTTAAACTTATGGAAGGGTCAGCAAAGATTATTTCACTAATTGCTAGAGATGAAGCAACACACTTGAACTTGAGTACACACATTCTTAAGCATTGGGCAAAAGGAGATGATGATCCAGATTTTGTTAAGATTGCTAAAGAGTGCGAAGAAGAAGTTTACGACCTATGGCGTAACTGTGTAGAGGAAGAAAAACGTTGGGCGGATTACCTCTTTAAGGACGGTTCTATGATCGGACTTAATGCGAACTTACTATATGCTTATGTAGAGTTTATTGCTAATAAGCGACTAAAGGCCTTAGGCTTAAAAACAATTTATGATCGCCCACTAAACCAAAACCCACTACCATGGACACAACATTGGTTATCAAGTGCAGGACTACAAGTTGCTCCACAAGAAACTGAAGTTGAAAGTTATATCGTTGGTGGTGTAAAACAAGACATCGAAGAAAACACATTTGCAGGATTTAAACTATGATAGAAATATACGGAAAACCACAGTGTCCTTTTTGCGATAAGGCAAAGAACTTATGCGAAACACGAGGATTCAATTATACATACAAATCACTAGGCACAGATTACACTAGAGAAGAACTAATGGAACAGTTTCCTAATGCTAGAACTGTACCACAGATTGTTATCAATGGAAACAAGATTGGTGGCTATGATCAATTTACAAAATACCTTGACGATACAGGTTATAACGGAACAGGACACACACTATAATGCTATTAGAACAACCATATAAAATAAATGATGTAATTACAATTAAACTTGCTTCAGGCGAAGAACTAGTAGGTAAATTAGTAGAAGAAACAGAAAACTATATCAAATTAAAAACACCATTAACACTTGTTGCTAGTCAACAAGGTCTAGGACTACAACAATTTTTGTTCACAGGTGATCCAGAAGGCACAATTAAGATTGGGCAAAATGCAATCACAGTAATGACAAAAACAATTGACAACTTTGCTAAACTGTATACAGAACGTACGACAGGACTAGCAACACCTCCTCCAAACCTACAAGTAAAATAATCCGCTAAATACTTGCATGACAGGTATTGTAAGAGTAGGATTAGATGTACACGTTGGTCACGCAAGTCCAACACCAAATCCGTTCCATCAGACACCTTATGCAGTAGGATCACCAGATACTTTTGCTAATGGTGCAAAGGTTGTACGTAAAGGTGATACTACGGCTTGTGGCGATCCTGCAATAGGACATTCACCAGATGTATTTGCTAATGGTATTCCAGTACACAGATTAAATGATGCAACAGCAGGCCACGGAAGTTGGGTTCCTAATGCGGCCGCGACAGCATCGGGAGATGTAATAGTAAATGAAGCCTAGTAATCCACAATATAAATTTGCAGATGATTCTACACCAGCAGTAGAAGTACCTTTTACATTTAAATCGTTACCTGTAAAAGATCAAATTGAAAAATATGAATATGTAAATTTTGGATACATCGATGATCAGCCAGGTTATATTGGCAATGATGAGTTTAAAAGTTATGTTGGAAAGTATTGGGATTATAAAGGAACTATAACACAGGAATAATAAATGGCTATTACTCTTAGAAACGATAAAGGTTCTGCATTAACATATCAAGAACTTGACGATAATTTTAAAGCCTTAACAGGTGAGCCTAATGTTCGTTGGATTCACTTAACAAAAACTAATTCAGAATTTTTCAATGGCGGTAATGAATACAAGTTAATATGGGATTCTGTTATACATGATGATCCTAATTACTTTTCATTTACTCCTGGTGAAAATATTATCTCAGTTCTTCGTCCAGGTGTGTATGAAATTATTTCTAATGTAGTGTTAGACAATAGTCAAGATTCTACGTATTCAGATGGATATTGTACAATTAATCTAACAAAGAATGATGGAGAATTAGAATACACAACATCAGTAATTACAAATCCTGCTACTGCTAATCAACCTTTTAATAGTGCAAAAATCCATACAATTATTGATCTTGTAGAAGATTTATCAACCGCAGATAAACTGTCAGTAAGGTTGTATAATTCTCCAACTAGTGCAGGGCAACAGATAGTTCCAGCACAGTCTGATATTTTAATTCGTTGGTTAGGTCTTAAGCCAAATTTTTAATTAATCAATTAATAGTTTAGAAAATAGATACCATAAAGCAAGTACCGTGAAAATGAATTTTAAAGGATCTTGTCCTTATGCTCTGCCCCATGGAATAGGATTACCTTTATCATCAACTACTAAATCACTAGTATCTTTATATTGAGCAACCATAATACCTTTACCCTTGCCTTCAGCGATCCATCTACAAGGTTTGATTTCTCTCTCGTTGTGATATCTTTTTATGTGATTAGTAATAATTCCACGTGCTTTAATTCCAGCCATTATTTTCCTTGTCCTCTATAAAACTTGTGACTGCGTTTTTTAGATTTATTCATTGATGAAAACTTACAACGTGCTTTTTTACC